CTAAATTTAAGGGCTTTTAATTAAGCCCTTTTTTTTTATCTAATCTATATTGAGATCGAATATAAATTAATATACAATCGGTATTATTTTAAGACCCTTAAAACTATTCTAGTAAATACCCTTGACGATAAAAAAAACTTACCCTTAACGGGAGTTTTTTATTATCTTAATACTAATAGTTATCTAATTAATTTAATAGGCTTTAAAACTAAAATATAAAGCTTTAAAACTGTATTAGTTTTTAATTGGTTTTAGATCTGTTATTAATTCAAATGATATAAAAATATTTATTACCCTACATTTTTATATTTAAATTCTAATATTTAATATTATTTTTTAGCTTTTATGGGTTTATTGCCAGTCAATATTATTTATTCTCAATAAATTTTCGGATCTGGTTATTAACATACTTACTAACAAGTTATCAACAAGTTTTCCACATAGTTACTCACAAGTTATTAACAAGTTATTAACAGGGGCCCACCCACCTGTTATTAAAACTTTTTGCTTAGGCCTATACCCACTACACAAAAAACGAAATTTGAAAAAAAAAGCTTATTTAGATCATTTAGGTGTTATACTTAACTGATAATAATTATCATTTGCATTTAATATGTCGGAAAGACTACCGCCTTTAGCACCTCAAACACCTTTTGAAGATAAAGAGGATAAGCCTAAGAAAAGAGGTAATCCTAATTTTTATAAAGGGATGCCATCTTTAAATCCTGCAGGTAAACCTAAAGGTACGATGAATAAGTATGCAGCTCTCTCAAGAGAACTCATGAATGAGAACGCTGTAGAAATCGTAGCAACGGTATTAGCAAAAGCAAAAGAAGGTGATGTGCATTGTTTGAAGATGTGTATGGATAGAATTTTACCAGTTCAAAAGGCTATAGATCCGAATAGAACCAAGAATGATGCCCAGGTCATTATAAATGTATCTTCTATTGAATCAATTCAACAAAAAGCAAGTGAATATGACGAGGCTGAGTTAGTGGAGCCAGAAGAGAAGAGCGATGATGAAGTTGTAGCCACAATAAACACTTCACCTATGGCTGATAAATTTAAAGATGTCTGAACTTAACATTGATTTGCATCCAGCACAGCTGCAGATCTTTAATTCTAAAAAACGATTTAAAATAGTCGCAGCAGGAAGACGATTTGGAAAGTCCTACCTTTCTGCTTGGTTATTACTCATTAACGCTATACAAAGCGAGTCTAAAGATGTCTTTTATGTAGGGCCTACTTTTCAACAAGCCAAAGATATTATGTGGGCAATGCTAAAAGACTTAGGTAAAGATCTAATAGCACAGGCCCATGAGAATACAGCAGTACTCACCCTGATCAATGGAAGAAAGATCTATTTAAAGGGCAGCGATCGGCCCGATACGCTCCGCGGCGTTGGCTTGGCATACTGCGTACTTGATGAATATGCCTCAATGAAACCACAAGTCTGGGAACAGATTATAAGACCTACGCTTTCAGATGTGCAAGGTGGTGCTTTATTTATTGGAACCCCAGCAGGAAAAAATCATTTTTACGATTTGTATAGAGATGCGTTTGATGATGATGATTGGGATGCGTTTCAGTTTACATCAACTGATAATCCGTTTATACCTGACAGCGAAATAAAAGCCGCTAGTAAAACGATGTCATCTATGTCATTTAGGCAAGAATTTGAGGCATCTTTTGAAACTAACTCTGGCGGCATATTTAAAGAAGAGTGGTTTGAAAAATCTGAGGAGCCAGAAGAAGGCTCGTATGTCATAGCAGTCGACCCTGCTGGATTTGAGTCTATCGAAAAAGAACGCAATTTAAAAAGATCAAGATTAGACGAAACGGCTATTGCGATTGTCAAAATAGATCGTGATAAATGGTGGGTCAAAGACATCTTACATGGTCGGTGGAATGTAAAAGAAACCGCCAAAAAAATTCTTTCATCTGCGATGAAGGTAGAAGCGGCTACGGTTGGTATCGAAACGGGATCACTAAGGAACGCTATATTACCTTACTTGGAAGATGAGATGCGTATCGCAGGACGATGGATTACTATTGTGGAGCTGCGGCACGGTGGCAAAAAGAAAACAGAACGCATTACTTGGGCATTACAAGGCCGAATGGAACATGGCCAGGTTAGCTTTAATGACAAAAAAGATTGGAAAGAGTTTCTAGGTCAGCTTAATGACTTTCCAAATCACTTAGCACATGATGACCAACTTGATGCTTTAGCCTATATAGACCAGGTGAGTGTAGCAGACTTTGCACACAGCATTGAATTGGCTGATGATTGGGAGGTACTGGATGATGTCGCTGGATATTAAAGACATATTTGAAGAAGATATGACTGAGCAAGAAATGATAGAGTTGCTGCAATATAGTGCGGATGATACAACTTTAGCAGAAAGATACATTGTTGCTTGTCAAATTATTAGTAATTTAACAAAAGATATACCTGATGATATAACTGAGAGAGAAGAGATGGTGGATCTGACAATTTGTAAAATGTTAGTAGACGGATTAATAGAAGTAACAGAGGTAAATCGGTCAATTCATTAAATGAGAACGATTATCACTTGCAATTGAGAATGATTACTGTTAAAATCGGCTAAAATTAATGGAGTAATGAATGAACCCCTATGAATAATCAAGAAAACAAATATCAAGCACTCGCTAGTTGGTTAAGTTATCGTCTTGAAGGGTGGAGAACTCATAGAAATATTAATTACATCCCTATGTGGGATGAATATTACAGATTGTGGAGAGGTATTTGGTCTGCTGAAGATAAAACTAGAGCAAATGAAAGATCAAAACTTATATCTCCAGCACTACAACAGGCAGTTGAGTCATCTGTTGCTGAATTAGAAGAGGCAACTTTTGGCAGGGGAAAATGGTTTGATATACAAGACGATTATTTAGACCAGGATCCTAGTGATGCTGAGTATGTGCGTAATTTATTGCAAGAAGATTTAGAAAAAACAGGTTGTAAAGATGCAATTTGTGAAGTTTTCTTAAATAGTGCTATATATGGCACAGGTATTGGCAAGATTGTAGTTAAACAAACTATTGAAAGGGCCCCGGTAGAAGAAACTATTGAGGGTACTATGGCTACAACTCGTACTGTTATAGAATATCCTGCTATTGATGTTCATGTCGAGCCTATATCCCCTAAAGAATTCTTGATTGATCCATCAGCTAACTCAATTGACGATGCTTTAGGGGTTGCTCACGAAGTTATTAAACCTAGATACCATGTTGTAGAGGGAATACGCTCTGGCATTTATAGAGATGTACCTCTTGATGGTGATTATGAGTCAGTTAAATTTGGTTACGACCCAGAAACCAAACAAGCAGACGAATCTGACTCTGTAAAAATATGTGAATACTGGGGTTTAGTTCCAAAACGCTTTTTAAAAGCAAGTCAAGACAAAGATGACTTTGAATATGACAAATCTAATGCAAATGAATTAGTAGAAGCAGTTGTTACTATGTGTAACGACCAACATATTCTTAGAGTTGAAGAAAATGCGTTTATGATGAACGATAGACCGTTCATTTCTTATCAACATGACATCGTACCTAATAAATTTTGGGGCAGAGGAGTTTGTGAGAAGGGATATAATCCACAAAAAGCCTTAGATGCTGAAATGAGAGCAAGAATTGATTCTCTGGCATTAACGACTACACCAATGATGGCCGCAGACGCTAGTCGACTACCACGAGGAGTTAAGTTTGAAGTGAGAGCAGGAAAAACTGTTCTGACCAATGGAAATCCACGAGAAGCTATCATGCCACTCGACATGGGTACAACAGATCCTAATACATTCAATCAGGTTGCCTCACTTCAAAACATGATTCAGATGGGAACTGGCTCTGCTGATAGTGCTTCACAAGGTGGTGAAACTGCTAGTGGTATGTCAATGATGCAAAGTGCTGCAATTAAACGACAAAAGCGTACTTTGATGAATTTCCAAAACACATTCCTTATACCTTTAATTAATAAAGCTATGTGGAGAAAGATACAATTTGATGTAGATAGGTATCCTGTAAACGATTACAAATTTATACCGTATTCAACTATGGGTATTATGGCCAAAGAGTTAGAAATGACTCAAATGGTACAAATGTTACAAACTATACCGCAAGACTCACCTGCATTTAATGTTATTTTGTTAGCATTGTTCCAAAACTCATCAATACATAATAGAGATCAGATTGTTAATGCCCTAATGCAAGGTGGTGAGCCAGATCCACAAATGGAAGAAATGCAACAAATGGGTATGCAAATAGAAATGCAGCAATTACAGGCTAATGTACAGAAAACACTAGCTGAAGCTAAAGAAGAAGAGGCACAAGCTATATTACATCAAGCTGATGCTATGAGCAAACAGCCAAATGATATAGATGTGCAAGAAAAGATACTTAAATTGCAAAAAGATTCTATAGCTATTGAAAAAGGCATTGCAGATATTGAAAATATGCGTTCTGAAACTGCCAGAAACATACCAGAAGTAGAACATTTGCAATCTGAAACAATTTTAAACCTAGCCAAAGCTAGGGAAGCAGGAAAGAAAACACAGGTAACTAATACCGTACAATAAAATGCCAAAAACAGATGAAAAGTTTTTAGTTGACAGACTAGAAATGACAGAAACAGAAGGCTTTATAGATTTAGTTGCCGATTTAAAGAATTTAGAAGAAAGTATTGGTAATTTAAACAATATTAATTCTGAACAAGACCTTTGGGTAATCAAAGGTCAGTTGCGTATCATAAATTTCATTGTAAATTTAGAAAATGCAACACACCTAGCGTTGGAAGAACTCCAAGACGGAAATTCAACATAAATCAACCTTCACAATCCTGAAGAGGACGGAGAACACAATGAGTGAAAGTATAGTAGTAGATGAAGCACCTCTACAAGAGGAACCGATAACAGAAACACAGGAAGATCAAGTAACACAAGAGGCACAGACGGAGGAAACTTCACAATCTGAACCTGATATTCCTGCAAAGTATGCTGGTAAATCAATGGCAGAGGTTATTGAAATGCAACAAGAGGCTGAAAAGCTAATGAGTAGACAGGCTGATGAACTTGGCCAACAAAGAAAGTTAGTTCAAAGTTTACTTGATGCACAAAATAAAGCTAATGAAGCTGCTCCACCAGAAGAACCTGTAATACAGGAGGACAACTTTTATGACGATCCAGTTTCGGCTGTGAATAAAGCCATAGAAAACCACCCTGATGTTATAAAGGCCAGAGAAGAAAGAATGGGTAACATGCAGAAGCATAATTTGGAGGCTTTAGACAAAGCATATCCAGAATGGCAGAAAACTGTTGCAGATTCTTCTTTTCAAAAATTTATTGGTGATAGTGCAACCAGAACAGAAATGTTTCGTAAAGCTGATACTGAATATAGATCAGATTTAGCAATTGAACTTTTTGATTGGTATTCTCAGACTAAATTGTCTGGAGCCACACAAGAAGCAGTAGCTGAAGAAAAGTCTAAGATTGAGAAACAGATGAAACAAACAAGTTCTGAAAGCAGAACATCATCAGATTCTGTAGGTGGGAAGAAGGTTTACCGTAGAGCTGATTTAATCAATCTACAGGTAACAGATCCTAACCGATACGCATCGTTGGCAGATGAAATTCAGTCAGCATACGCAGAAGGAAGGGTTAAATAATAATACTATAATAGGAGAAGTAAAATGGCTTTGGGTACAAACCAAGTAACGACTGCCGTAGCTAATAACTTCATCCCCGAGTTGTGGAGTGATGAAGTAATAGGTGCGTATAAGTCAAATCTAGTGGTTGCCAATTTAGTTACTAAGCTATCTCACAAAGGTAAAAAAGGCGATACTATCTATATCCCTGTACCAGCGAGAGGAAGTGCAAGTGCTAAAGCAGCAAACACACAAGTAACACTATCAGCAGCTACCAACACAAAGGTAACTGTGTCTATCGACAAGCACTACGAATACTCAAAATTAATTGAGGACATCGCAGAGGTACAAGCACTAGCAAGTATGCGTAAGTTTTATACTGACGATGCTGGTTATGCTCTTGCCAAGCAAGTTGATACTGATCTTTTTGCTCTTACAGAAGGGTTTCAAGGTGGTACAGTAGGTGGTGCAGCAGCAGCATCTTTCGAGAAAGCAGTAATTGGTTCTAATGGTAGCACAGACTACACAGGAAACTCATCTAACGCTGCTGACATCACAGATGCAGGTATTCGTAGAATGCTACTAACTCTGGATGATGCAGATGTACCAATGGACAATCGTGTAATGGTAGTTCCACCAATTTGTGCTAATGACATGCTTGGAATCAATAGATTCACAGAGCAGCAGTTCATTGGTTCTGGTGATGCTATTCGTACTGGTAAGATTGGTCAAATCTACGGTGTTGATGTTTACATTTCATCAAACTGCCCTTCAGCAGCAGGTAACTCTGGTGCGGATAGAGTAGGTACTTTAATGCACAAAGATGCTCTAGTACTAGCGGAACAGGTTGGCGTCAGAAGTCAGACTCAATATAAACAGGAGTATCTTGGTGACTTGTTCACTTCAGACACTATTTACGGTGTAGCTGAGTTGAGAGATGATGCAGGTGTTGCGTTTGTAGTACCAGGATCTTAATAGTTAATTAAGATGTAACCCCTTCTCACGAGGGGGTTATTCTGAGTTAATTAGGAGTTTACATGCCCTTCTACGATTTTAAATGTCAAGATAATCATGTGAGTGAAGAATTACGCTCTTATGATGAAATGAAAATGGGTATTGAATGCCCTAAATGTGGCAAACCTGCCCAAAGAATATACTCAATAAACGATGTTAGACCTAGTTATGGATATGAAATGACTAGATTTGCCATGAGAGAAAAGAAAAGACTAAGCAAGGATAAATTTAATGGACATATTTGAAGATACTACAGGCTCAGACTCTACAGATTTGCTTGAAATAGATCGTTTTAAAGCAAAAATACAAGAGATATGGACAAGGATGCTGACTGAGTGTTATTCGCATTACTATGACGAGGATGATGAAGATAGTCCTTCTATGGATGAGTTTATGGAAGCTAATGCCCTTAAATTTGCTAATGACCCTGAACCTGAAACTGAACTAGACACATTGATGGACATGCTAGATGGTCTTATGGATGAGGATGAAGAATTAGAAAGTGTTCAGGCAGAAGGTAAAGCACCAACTTATGGCGGTAAACAACTATCTTCTCACAATGAATCAAGCAAAACGGAGAAAACAAATTATGAATATAACCACAAAAGCACAAAGACTCCAAAAGAGTCTAGTTCTGGAGTTAAAGGTGGTTCGTATGTGGGTACGCCTACAGGTCAAATCAGTAAAAGAAAAGATGCAAAAGTTATTACAAAGTATTCGCCACTTGTCAAAGAAATCAAAGACGAGTTAATTGCTTTAGCAGAAAGACAAAAGATTGGTCGCAGAAAGATGAGGTTTAGGCTCTAATGGCAAGATTGCAATGGAGAAAGCAAAAAACTCTAGCTATGTTAGCCAACAGAAGGCAGTTTCAAAGAGAGTTTGATCCTGATGAATCTTCTGCTCAAGAAATAGAACTAGAACAAGGTGGTTATCTTGTTATTGAATCTTCACAAGCAAATA